AGCTAAGAAGAAGATCGCCATTCTCAGAAAGATTATCCCAAAAAAGACTGTGGCACTCAAACCCAAAACACCCGCGAAACCTGCCACTATGAGCGCCATTCGTCGTGCGAGGGCTGTTCTTCAAAAGGAAGCTGAAAAGAAGAAGCTTCCACCAAAGAGACCTGGTATTGCCAAACGCAAACCATCCGTGATGTCACAAGTTCGTGAAATTGAAAAGAAGATTGCGGTTAACAAACCAAAAATATTCATCAACAAGAATGGTGATCTCAAAATTGATCGGCGTAAGTGTCGTCTCTACAAGAAGGAAGAATTAGTCAAAATGTTCAAATTAGATTCAAACTTAACCAAAGAACAAATGTGTAAATTCATAAAAAATATGTAATCGTATAGTATAAAATATGTGGCTTCTTGCTCTCCTCATCCTCATTGATCTTTTGATTCTCTCCCAAACAGGAAAGCGACGCCTTGATGTTACCGTCAGTGCGTCAGTTTCAAATGGAGAACAGTGGACTATTTACGGGACCATGGGCTGTGGTTGGACTCGTAAACAGTTGGAGTACATGAAAAAGGCTGATAAGCCATTCAAGTTTGTTGACTGTGAAAAAGAAGGTTGTTCAGGCATGGAAGCCTTCCCAACTCTTGTTAGCCCCAATGGGGAAAAGATCGTGGGTTACAGTGAGATTTAAGCACGGATAATGCTCAAAGAGAGAGCGAGGATGAAAGCATCAAGCATGGTAGAAATTGGCTTGAGAACGGTAATGTGCTTCACAAGGGATCGGTTCCACGCGAAACGGAGAACGAAGGTCGCGATAAGAACGTTAAGAATGAAGAGGAGAAGCTCAGTGAGCATGTCTGACTTGGTTTGAGACTTGGCGACACGGTCGAGGACTTGCATTTTAATGTGTAACAATATTTTTTTCTACATACACTACAAATGAAGGACCTCCCTCTCAGTGGGTCTGAAAGAAAATTCACCAACAAACGTTGGGGAACTTCTACTGGTATAGGCAATAACAATTGTTATGCATATGCCGTGGGCGACTATGAAGCGTATAGATTTCAAAAATCTATTCCAGGTGATCGCTCGGGTCTTTCCAATAGAAACCACAACTATACACACTGTACGGGTCTCCCAAAGCGCGTTATTTCGGATAACCCCGCAAAGATATATCGTGTCAAACCCAATGAAAAGTGTAAAAAGGGGTACTATAAGGTGATGATGTTTGTGTGTCCTGGAAGACCAACAAACTATATTCGTCAAGGAGACTTCCACTTCTATGTTCAACACGGTGTCGTGGAATACCGTGTTAAGCCAGGTGATACACAGGAATCTGTCGCCAAATTCTTCAAAATACCTTTGTCAAGAGTCAAGCGTGCTGGTAAGTTTATGCCAAATAAGAGAATCGTTTTTAGAGCCAATGTCTTCAGCCACAAGCGGGGGTGGGCCACGGGTCCACTTCTGGTTGATGCATCTGGTAAATCCATTAAGGATCCTCGTAAAGCGGATAGGAACTACCCCGGACTAAACTATGAGACGTACTGCAGCTCATTCTGCGTCAAGGACAAGGGAATCAAGGTCGGAAAGACTCATCCCAAGGTCAGACAGAAGACTGTCTAAATCTACTGTATTTTCAACATCAAAAGACATATCAAATATATCCATTATATTGAAAATGGCTTCACTCTGCAATGACACAGCGTTCGACTGCGCTGTGTAATTGTTCTGAACCGTCACCGTCACCTTAAACTGCGAAACGTCAAATACTTTTCTACATATGGGACAAGTATTCTTACCTTTACTTTTCCATTCCTCTAGACAGTGGGAATGAAACATATGTCCACATCTGATCGGAGAATTCGTCCTCGTTGATCTGACTTCATTGAGACATATGGCACATTGTGACATTCTAGAGTATGGGTTTAAAGTTTTTTTCGTGATTTAGCTCAGTTAGTAAATCTTGGACATATCGGTGTATCGATCGCATGGGTCACAGGTAGTTCGTGATTGTTCTTGAACTTTGTTAAGAAGTTCTGGACCTTGCTTTTGAAGAAGTTGACGGTAGTTGTAGTTATCTTCAAATGTAATACCATTTTGTTTCATCAAATAGTTGTTTGTAAGTTGGGCTGAGGAATTGATGGTGAAGCATCGACCATCGGCCATACCAAGTCGTTGAGACATCTTATATTAAAATACATCTAGAAATTAATTTGCCTGTTGACAATCGTTTGAAGCCAGGAATTAAATCCCTTACTTCTGAGATGTTGGATCATTGGTTCACACTTGTGTCCCAAGAATACATCAAAGACATCTGTCTCTACGGTGGGTGACACACGAATCTGGGGATCATCGTTGATATGTTGATTGATGATATTGTAAGCAAAAGCAATCTCTTTGAGAGTTTCTGCACCTGTGATGATAATTTTGCCAGTTGAAAAGATACTTGTCGTAATTTCTTTCATATCTTGAGCGGGTTTGAACTTGATTTTGACGGCGCTGTATCTGTCTGGTTCAAAAGAAACTTTGAAAATGTCCGAGTGATTCTCAAAGTGTTGGGCCACTCGCATGAGATTGATGTTGTAGTTGAGACTGAAGTTTGAGTTGATCATGACAACTCTGAAAGAATCAACTGGAACCTGCATCTCCATTCCCAAAAAAGTCTTGAAAATGTAGGTCAACTGGGTAATGATACGCTTGCAGTCAAAGAGATCACAGCATCCAGCCACTTGAATAGAACCATTTGGGAACACCTTGACAGACTTGGTACTGTAACTATCGTGATATGTCAGAGTCACTTGGTTATAGAAGGTTGTGGGCTTCAATTTCCACTCAAAGCCACAATCTCCCTTAGTACCCGATCGTCTCAACTTGAATGTTTCCAAATTCTCAAAGATGTGGCGAAGTTTTTTAATATCAATGTCTTGGATAAAGCTTGAGACCATAGTGATTGTTGTAATCTTTATCCAAGAAGGTCTCGTTTCATCGGGAAGTTCTTTCCTAAACTCATCAAGAGTGAGAAGATAGGAAAAACTGTTGTTGGCTATTGCCGAATACATATATGTAGCAGGTTCCTCGTTTTTGTTTGATTTTGACTGGGTTGAAGTTGACTTAGGTATTAACTCCATGTATTTGTTGGAAATGTGAGAGTGTAAGTATCAGCTACAGTACTAATAGCTGGTGTCTCTTTAATAACAGTGGTACCATCAGCACCAAGGATGACTGCTTTAATACCAACGGCTCTATTTTTACAACAAGAAGTTCGGTTAGTGATGATAAGCTTTTTAATTTCTTTCACCGAACCAAGATCAACTGTCATAGAATCGTATTCACTTGGAGTTCTACCAAGGGTGTGAGCAAAATTGGTTTTATCACCATCGGTAAGATTTGACCATAAATGAGGAGCTGGATATTGTGAGCTACCCGTAACAGACTTGGAAGCCGCTAAGTTAGTGCCACTCACGTCAAATACTTCAAGTTCGGCGAGGTTTATGATTTTATTTTTATCATCAACATTACCCTCCGCACTCTCATCATAAGCAACTGTATGCTCCAATTTCACATAGCGACCTTTTGGTGGACCGCTTGGAGGAGCTGGTCCCGTAGGACCCATCGTTGTACTGGTGGTTTTCTCACCACCCATCATAGTCGTTGCTACGCTTGAAGAAAGGCAACAGACACTGAGAAGACCAACACCCGCAAGCATCGATACAACTGACATATTTGTTATACTTTACTTAGAGATTTAATTTGTTTCTATTGCAAATGACATCATTCATTAAGTCAGCCAAGGCTGTCTATGATGTTGAGTCTGAACTTGATTATGTTGAAATTGTTCACGAACGGTTTGTGAGAGGCAAAGGTTATATGACCTACATTGATTACATAAATACAAAACCCCTCGCCGATTGGGTTGTTCTCACATCTAAAACACAATCAATTCCATATGAAAAGTTCCTAGACACCATGTGTGAAAAGACCCTCGAAGTTCGCCAAAAGATGGCAGAACTTGCCGTCGAGAACATTATCGCGGATAGACAAAACATTCATACATATATTCGAGTAGCGCACGCGAGCAAAATTCTAGATCCCACATTCCAGCCACCTTGGATTAACATTAAGAGTGCTTGGCAGAGGGAGTTTATTAAAAAGTTTTGTGAAGATACCCTATTGGATCTTGTTCAAAGAACGCAAGATGAATCTCGTCTCGAGTACTTCTTTAGCGTCGTATATAGTATACAATTAGGAGAATAGCCAAAAGGAGAATCGACGCACCAATAATAGAAAACTTTGGGTTATTTGAAACACCTACAACGACCTTTTGAATAAAAGTTCTATCATTCTTTGTGAAACCAGTGTCAATGTTTCTTCGTGGGTGAACTGGTCTAGATAAAGAACAGGTACCCTTAGATTCCTTGCAAAGACCATAGTCGCAATAGACACTACGTTCCTGTTCTGGAATCCCAGGTTCATTTCTCATTTCAGAAAAATCCTCAAAGTCTCCAGTCTGTCTCACACCCCCTGGAAGGGAGAAATCGTGTGTGACAAATGGATTCACATCATTGATAGCATCTTCATCATTGAGCATGTACTTACTCATAGTTAATGTTACTTCAGATTATATTTTTTCGTCTTCATTTTAGAACGATGTTCTTCCCACATCTTATCCAAATCAACATCTAACATGTGAGCGAGTTGAAAGAGATAACTGAAGACATCACCCATCTCCATCATGACATCTGTACCCCTCTCCTTCTTGAGTCCCGTCTTCTTGTAAGTCCTCTTATATTGACGAATCGCAGACGCCAATTCCCCAACTTCCTCCGTCAGTAGAAGCCACACTGTATCTACCGCGGCACGATCCCATCCCTTTGATTTACACACTTTTTCTGTTTCTGATTTATAATAATTCAGACTCATCTTATCTTGTTAACAACTCAAAACTTTAATTGATACCAATCTTGTTATTGTATCCAATCTTTTTACCAACAGTACTGGTATTGATTGGTTGATCAAGGGGTGTAGAGATGGTGTCAATGTCTTTAACATATGCCATATATTGTGAGACACCGGTCTGTATTTGAGAGAGCGCAGTTTCAATGACGCGTCCGTTCATCGTTCGCACTTGTTCGTTTACACGAGAGTAGTGATCACCAGAGTTGTTAATGAAGACAACACGCATGATGCTGTACAAGTCATCTGGGTTTTGACGGTCAATGGCAATGCCCGTTTTATTCTTGAACGCCTGACGGATTCCACGCTGGAGGATATTTTGGTTGAACTCGGAAAAAAATAGGGTGTTGAGTGGAGTCTCACACTGCTTGAGAGAGTCGAGGTGGAGGTTGTCACACATTTAATATACCCTCGGAAAAAAAACTTTGTAAATACTAAATGTTGAACATCGCTGACTTCGATGAGGCATACAACGGAAAACCCACAAATGTTGAACAAATCCCATGCCAACCCCCAGCCTGCTTCGTTGGGTCATACGCCCCAGTGAGTAAACCAGGTGAAGAAGGTCGCTTTTTCAATAACACCTATCTTCTCCAGAAGGATCGTAAGTTTGAAACCTTTGGTACTGTCAAGGTTACAAGTGGTGATCTTGAAAAGTGCCGCAAGTAAGTTAAAAATAAAACAAGTAATAAAACTAAATGAGGGTTGTTAAGCGCTCAGGTCGTATTGAGGATATGAAATTTGATAACATCACCAATAGGATCAAGAATCTAACGTATGAACTCTCAGAAAATTGCGACTCTTCCAAGGTTGCCCAACAGGTTGCATCATCCCTTTACGATGGTATTACCGTTCAGGAGATTGATACTCTCTCTGCCGAAATATGCGTTGGGATGATTACATCAGACCCCGATTATGAAACTCTCGCAACTCGTATAACTGCCAGTAACATCCAGAAGGTGTGTCCCAATAACTTCCACATCGCTATGAAGAAGTTGGCAAAAGCTGGTATTGTGACCGAGGAAGTTGCACGCATCGCGGGTCGCGTGAGGGATGACATTGACACGAAGAGAGACTACGACTTTGGTTATTTTGGTCTCAAAACCCTTGAGAAGAGCTATCTTCAACGGCTCGATGGTGTCTTGATGGAAACCCCACAGTACATGTTCATGCGCGTGGCCATCGGTATTCATGGGGAAGACATTGATTCTGTCTTGGAGACATACGACAAGATGTCCCAAGGTATGTTCATTCACGCAACACCAACCCTCTTCAATGCTGGTACACCAAGACCCCAAATGTCCAGTTGCTTCCTTATCGCCAACAAGGAGGACTCAATCAACGGTATCTATGGAACTCTTACGGAGTGTGCGCAAATCTCAAAGTGGGCTGGGGGTATTGGGATGCACATCCATGATGTGAGAGCCAATAAATCTCGTATTCGGGGGACAAATGGTCAATCAGATGGTATTATTCCAATGCTTCGCGTATTTAACGCCACAGCGCGCTATGTAAATCAAGCTGGGCGTCGAAAGGGATCTATCGCAGTCTATCTTGAGCCATGGCACGCGGATA